GTCGCAGCGGTGGCTGGGCAGTCCAGGCTGGTGCTGCCATGGTTGGGCGTTCGCGCATGGGGTTGGTGTGTTTATCCATTTGCCACCTCAATAGCTTTCAACTTCGTCAGGCGTGCGGCCTCGTACTCGCTGGCCAGGATCTCAACTGCACCGTCGATCCACCCGCACGACGGTTTCCCTGCTGCGACTTTGGCCAGGTGTTCTGCTTTATCGATCTGGAAGCCCAGGTTGAAATAAGCCGTGCCATTGAGTTCGAACTTAACCGCGCCAGAAAAAAACAAGTTGCCGCTATTGATGCCTAAACGGTCCCAGTATTTATGGATGCTCAGCGACTTTGGGCAGTGCTCTTTCCACAACGCCAAAAGGCGTTCGTGTTCTGCCCGAATAGCTGCACGTTCGTCCTTGGATATCCCTTTGCCGGGTTTGGCAGAGGTACGCAGTGACCGATAGCCATGGTCATCAGCACGACGCCAATGCACGTCGAGTTCAGTTCCACCGCTGAGTTTCACACCGCCGGCGTAGAGGGACGTGATATCGCGCATCGCTGCGACCTGCCCACCGAGTAAACGGCCCAGCTCTGCCTGCTGGGCGTTGAGAGTGTCTTTTTGGTCATAGAACTCGCGGACAATGGCGACGGTCGCCGGCTCATTGGACTTATAGGCGTAATCGGCCATGATCACTGCCCTCCCATAAGCATGCGTGTCAGTGCATTGGGCTGGCCGTCTGGCGTCAGCTTGTCGAGTGGCTGCGTAACGCTGCGACCGTTGGCGGCGCGCAAGGTGGCGACGATGCCATCGATCCCTATGATCACGCCTGTACGAGCACTGAGGCGGTATTCCCGGCCGCCACCGCTCATTGCGACATAGCTGACCTTGTCACCGACAGCAAGTGGAGCTGTGGTAGCCTCTACGGTGCCGCCTTTGGGTTGATTCACTTGCATGGTGCTTCTCCTTTGGGTGGTCGGTGTCGGGGGGGTGCAGCCCCTCGGCACCACCTTCTTACTGGCTTTCGCCGGTTGGGTTTTGCTTCCGCACCAGGTGCAGTTGCAGGCTTTCAAACTCGACAGCGTCATCAGTTGCTGATTGCCATTCCAGCACTGCCTGGATCTGTTCCCTGCTGCACTCCAGTACCAGGACTTCTTTGTCGCTTACAGCCAGAACCTCCAAGATGGCGACCAGCCCGGCTGGGTCGTAGGCTTCGGCGTGAACAGTTTTTCCGGCCTCGTTAAACCATGCCTTCAGCTCCTTCAGGTACCGCAGGCGGTTGGGTTGTCCTTCGCGGCCCTCGGCGGTGATGACTTGTACGTGCATGGTGCTTCTCCTTTGGGTAGTGACAGACGTTGCAGCGCCTGACGGTTAAAGTCGGTGAGGTGTCAGGCCTGGAAGTGCCAGCACTTCACGATGGGTTGTTTCGTGACGACGGCATTGGTTTTGGTGGCGTGGTAAGCGCGCACAGCACTGTCGGTCGCCTTGTTGACGTCCAGTAACTTGCGGGAGCGGGAGTCCTTCAGGCGTTCGCGCAGCTCACCGACGTCGGCGATTTTTTGCCGGTTCTCTGCCGCACATTTCACGAAGTCGTTGAGGTTTATGGCGATGACGTGGTCTTTCTTGCTGTGGTTGACCACCGGGCCTTCGGCGTCGAGGCCTTCCAGGTACTCGTAAACCTCCCAGAATTCAGCCACCACCGGATGGTCAGAGCTGATCGAGGCCTGGCGCTCTATTGCCATGCGGATGATCTGCGAGCGGGTGTGCTCGACCTGTGCGTCAGTGAGCGGCACCACCATGCACAGGCAGTCGAGCAGGGCGAGCATCTGGGCGTGGTTCTTGTTGATCCGTTCCACGCGGATGTAGCCACGCAGCTTGTTGCCGCAGTGGTTACAGTTGCTGTGTTCGTCCTTGAATCGGGTATCACAAGCGAAGCAATGGGAGTGCAGGTTGCGCAGCTTTGCCTCATAGCCCGGTATCCGCTGGCCGAAAAGCTCCATTACCTCCAGCTCTTTGCGCACGGCCTGCAAAACAAAGTTGCTGAGTGTCGAACCGTCCAGTGCATTGAGCCGATCCGCCGCAGCACGGCTTTCAGGCGTCACGTTCGGTCGCACAAAGTGCAGTTTGACGATCCGGGTCATGATCGCCTCAGAAGCCACCACTGGGGCGTTCTGGCTGATGGCGATGGTGCCGCGAAAAGGTGGTTCGTAGGTTTCGTTACCAGCGGTTTTAACACCCTTGGTTGCCAGGGTGCCGCCGCCGAAGTAGTCCTTGAGTTCGTCCCATTCGAAGGTTTTGGCGTGGGCCTTGTCGTCGCCGCTGCGGTCTGACTCCAGCAACACGATGGCATGCCGACACCTGGCCCATCAAGCGGCTGCGGCCGGCCTTGGTGGATTTGGACGGGTCGAACCCTTCGTAACCATCACGGCCCGCGAGTTTCCAGAGCAGTGTGAGCAAAGTGGTCTTGCCGGCGCCGCCTCGCCCGTGGCTTCAAGGAACGGAAACGACTGGTACCGGCCACGGATCTGCTCGGCGAACAGGGAGCCAAACCAGAAGGTCAGGGCCACGACGCCCTGGGCGCCGAAGCACTGCCAGAGAAGGCCAAGCCACTGCGGGTCGTATTTTTTGCTGTCTTTCTCCAGATCGATCTTGACCCCCTTTTGAAGGGTTTTGAGCTTGAGCTTGCCCATTTCGAAGAATTCTTCTTCGTTGATGTTGATGACCTGGCCTTCGCGGATGGCGACGTCGTTAAACACGTAGCAGTGGTATTCCTTGCTGTAGCCCACGTAGTCGATGGTCTGAACGGTTTTGATAGCAAAAAGCTGGTCTTTCATGAGCTTGTCCAATTGCTGTCCACTGCCGGTGAACACGGCTCCGGCACCCATGCCGAGAAGTCTTTTTTTGAATTCGCTGGCGGCGGCGACCTGTCCACCGGTAAAGGTGTTTTTCACCGAACCGCCGTCGTGGGGGAAGTCGACGCGGAAGAAGTACCAGGACTCGTCGGTAATCTCGTTGCGCTGGAAATAGAGGGCTTTGGGGTAGCAGTTGGCGATCTCGACCACGCAGCCGGACATGCGCAGGGCTTTCTCCCTGATGGCCTTATCGTTCAGGACTTGGTCTTCCTGCTTGTCGCTGCCTTCAAGTGCCTGTTTGGCGCTGTTGAACTTGGAGATGTCCAACTTCCACCAGTACAGCCGGGAGTCGAAACAGAAGTGAAATTCCTCCCGCTCGCGCCATTGGTACATGAGCAGGGCCTTGTCACTGGCGCTCTCTGCAATCAGCAGGGCACCGTGGTGCTTGGCTTCTGCCAAATCTTTGTCGATGCGATGGGTACGCGCTTCGTCGTCATCCATAAACGCCCAGCGCTGGTGCAAGTCGTTCCAGTCAACTTTGCGGGCGTCCGGTTGCGGAACCTGTGCGGCTTCGCAGGTGAAACCGAGTTCGCGGGCACGTTTCACCCAAGTTCGTGTGTACTTGTGAGCGCCCGGCTCGTTGTCCAGAGCCCAGATCAACTTAGGTGTTTTGCCGCCGCGAGCGGTGATCAGCGCCTTCAGTGACTCCTCTGGAAAGGCATTTGAAGACAAGGCTGCAACTGCAGATAGGCCGTTGTGAATGAGCGCGATGGCGTCGAAGATGCCTTCAACGATCCACAACTCATTGACTTCAAGCAGATCCAGGCAGGGAGGGCACCACCAGTGCCCCTTGTAGCTCTTGAGGGGCTGGAAGCGGGCCTTTTTCTTGCCAAAGCGCGAAGGCTGGTCAATTAGGCGTTCCCAGTACCCGCCGTGCTCCAGGGGAAAGCGGACGGTGGCAGAGCCGATTTCCAGCTCCCGATCAAAGTAGCTTTCTTGGGTATACCAACCCTCAATCAGTTCAGTGCGAAACCCCCTTGCAAACGATAGGTACGCCTTGGCACTGGCGGCTGGCTCGTCACGGGTGGCAGGTGCGCGCTTGCTCCAATCGTCAAACAGGTCGGGGTACAGCTCTTTTGTCGGAGCCATGTACTTACAGTTTTGTTCACGGCCACAACGAATGAACCAAGGTTCATCATGGCGAGAAAATAGGCGTTTCTGGTTGCACTGCGGGCAAGTGCCCTTGCGCATGTAATGCGTGCCCTTCATATGCTGAAGACCGTAGTCAGATTCCAGGCGCTGAAGCACGTCTGCGCGGATCTTGTCTTCCATGGGCTTGCGATTCACTTCACATTCCCCACGGCGGGGACGAGCTGCTTTTTCAGCTCGGTGCGTGTCTTGCAGATGCCGGCCAGGTAAGGCAAGTCCTCAAGCACCTTCGGCGCTCGCTGGCCGCTTGGCACATTCCGGTAGCGGTCGGAGTACCAAATATCAGCCATGGTGACTTCGTACTGACTGGTCAACCACAACAGGTAGTGCTGCGCCTGCTGTTCGTCCAGCTCCAGTTTTATGGTGATTTTGCTCATTTCGGCCACCAGTAAGTTGCAGTTTCCCCTTACCCACGCGGTGCGGGCATACAGAAGGGGGAAGGTTTGGGTTTAGTGCGGGAGGTTGTGATTCAGCAGATGCGTGGGAAGTAATCGTGCTGACACAGGGCGTCGCTGTTGGGTGCAGGTGTCCAGCAGCCATATGACCGGGCGGTATGGGCCGCTGTTGGGGTAGATCCCGAGCCAAGCAATGCGGTTGCACGTCATGCTTTCAAACTCGGCCACGGCCAATTCAGCAATACGTTGCACGAGGTACGGTGGTACTTCCAATGACAGCGTCAGGTAGCGGGCGCAGTTATCCAGCAGTTGGGTGTCACCGGCCAGGTGCTGGGAGCGGTGGCGGTACAGATAGGCCACAGCTGCTTGCTGCATCGCTACGCGGTAGTCGCTGGTGGGGTTGGCGGTCAAGTTGATGGCGTTCATACGGATGCAGTCTCCACGTCCAGTTGGTCCAGCAAATCGGGTTGGTTGGTATCGGCACGGCTGTCGCGTATCGCCTTTTGGCGCGCCACATACGGGGCGATTGGGACTATGGTCAGCGGTCGCTCAACACCCGACGGACTGAGCTGAAAATCTATGGTTTGGCTGCCGGTAAACGTTGCCCCGCACACGACGTTCATGCACTGGTAGTACAAAGAGCGGAAACATGGCGTCTGCCCTTCAGACGTCCTAATGCGCAGCCGGCCGTAGCAGGCAGGGCAAACCAGCTTGTATGTGCTCAATTCTTTGTCCCCCGGCTGTGTAGCAGGATCGTTGCCAGAACTTCGGAGTGGCGAGCTGCCATGTAATGGCTGTGAGCGCGCAGAATGGCCTCCGCCTCATCCCGTTCGATGACCCCGTCGTCCAATGCCTTGGCGATGATCTGATCTACCACGCCGCGCTTGGCTGCGGCCCGTACCGAGCGGCCGTAGAGGTCGACGTTATCGAGTGTTTCAGGCTTGGCCAGGGGCACAAACATGCCGCCGTACATGGCTGCAATGTATTCAGGCAGGTAGGTCGTGCCCATGTCCTGCTCTAACAGGTGGATTTGCTCATCGCTCAAAGCCGGCTGCCGGCGTTTTCGTAGATGTGGTTATCGAACTTTTTGAGTTCGTACCCTAGGCGTGCCGCTGCGCATTCCCGGCCACCTTCGTAGTCGTTGATGACAGCGCTCATGACTTGCCGTTTGGTTGCTAGAACTGGGCGTTTCATCTTCTGGTTTCCCCTTGGAGCCAGAGGCCCTAGTTTGTAATCACGCCGTCTTTAATTCCGAGCAGCACGGCCGCCCGGTGAGCCTCACCGCGCAGGCACTTTTTCTGCCCGTTCAGTACCGCGTATACGGTTGAGGGATGAAGGTCGTACTGAACGGCGAAGTCCTTCACGGACATACCCCTTAGTTCCAGACGTGTTCTAGCGTCCTGGCATGCTTGCTCGGGTGCGTAGGTGGCGTGCATAGTTCGGATTCGTGTGATTTCGCGTAATGGTGTGATGATATTGGTTCAGTTATTTGAACCTGTCAATGCTTGAGGTTCAAAAATATGACCATCAGCGTTCGGCTGAAGGAAGAGAGGTCGCGCCTAAAGCTCAGCCAGACTGACTTAGGGGCGGTAGGAGGGGTCGGAAAAACCACTCAAATAAATTACGAAAAGGGAGTTGGAAGCCCGGATGCTACTTACCTTGCCGCCGTGGCCTTGCAGGGGGTGGATATTTTGTATGTGGTCACCGGCGAGCGTAAGCCAGTGCCGATCGATAGCATCAGCGCTGATGCGGCAGAATTGTTGACGGTGTACGAGCATGTCAGTGACGAAGACCGTCTGGTATTGCTGCGTATGGCTTCGGCGTTCGCCAAGGTCGCAGGTTCGAATTGAACCTGCCCTAATGCGAATTGCCGTTAAAGATTTTGAAGAATGACGCCGACCATGAAGGTCGGTTTTTCATGGAAGTCAAAGGAGTAGAGGAATGGCGCTGAAGCCCTGTAAATCCTGCAAACACACAGTAGATGCATCTGCGAAAACCTGCCCCAACTGCGGTGTCGCGAACCCTGGCGTTACGACAGGTAGCGCCATCGGTGGCGTCATACTTTTGGTGATCATCATCGGCGCTGTTGTTTCCATGTGTTCTGGCGGGAAAAGTGACAAACCGGAAGATGCGCAAGCAGAGAAACAAGCACAGATTGATGACGCTGCCTGCCGTAAAGACCTTCAATGTGCGGGAGATAAGTTCACTGTGGCGGTCGGTGTGTATTGCAAGGACCATGTGGCACGCCTTGCTAAGTACACTTCCCGTTGGACAGACGGCACCTTTGAACCGAAGTTCAGCCATTTCCGTTGGCTAAACCAAGAGCAAGGCACACTCACCTATATAGGTGACAAAATCGAATTCCAGAACGGTTTCGGTGCCTTCCAAAAGCACATCTACGAGTGCGACTTCAATCCCGCGAATAACCAGATACTCGATGTCCGTGCTCGACCAGGGCAACTGTGATGTAACAGAGCCTCATGGTTTTTTTTAGCGCAGTGCGATGACACAGCAAAACGTGATGGAAATTAGCTGTTCCCCGGGAAACCTTAACGGCGCCGTGGTGGCGCCGGGTACCGGTTGCGTGTGAAAGGAGTATTCGCATGATGGAGAACAGCGGTGTGTCGGAAAACCAAGTGTCAGTCGTAGATGCGAACTGCCTTAGCGATCAAGAAGTGATGTTGCTGGCAATGTTCAGGGCTATCAGTGTCCAGCGGCAAAAAGATGTACTCCGACTGCTGGAGGTTTTACGCAGGCGCCTGAGTAAATAAGTGAGCAGGCCCCGGACAAGCTCCGGGGTTTATATCTGCTTGTCGGCCTGAGCCTTTTTCCACTCGCGATCCACCGCCCGCTTGGCCGTTTTCTCGCTTGCATACAACCACCGCAACCGCCTCGGTTTCGCCTGATCCCCAGCCGTAATTGTCTTTTCCCTGCCTGTCTTCTGGTCGCGGTAATACGCGATGATCCCCGTGTAATCGCCTTTGTTCTCTTCCGCCAGGTCTTCAACATTGTCCTCCGGCAGTTTGCTCTCCAGCTCCAGGCTCACCGTATACCCGCCGTCCGCACTCAAGCTGTGCTGCACGTTGCCGCCATACCAGATGATCTCGTCGATTTCTGCCTTCACGCCCTGGAGCGTGTACGTCAGCTCGGGGATCAGATCCGGCCGGCCCATGGCCAGGTTGTAACTGAGCGTGGCACTGCCGCGTTGCAGGCGTCGGAATTCAGCCCGGGCAGCGCGCAGAGCTGACTGCTGGTCGCTGTATGTGTGGCGCAGGTCTTTGAGGTTGTCGCCGCCGCCGGCAATGGCTTCCTGTTTCTTGGCGCTGTTCACGTCGTAGTAATAGGCACGCACGCCGTCGTAGCTGTCGCGGTCGGCCTGCAGGTATCGGTGCTGGTCACCATCGGCGCGGGTGAGTGTTATGTGTGGCAGATCCAGGCCGCTGGCGGTCTTGCCTCCTCCGGCCGGCAGGCACAGCAGGCACCCGGCTTTGACGCTGGCCACCGCATCGAATTCTTCGCCCAGGCGGCTGATCAGGTTGGCGTCGGATTCGTTGGCCTGGTCGAGCTGCAGGATGGGCAAACCGTCGAGTGCGCCGGCAATGGTGGCGCTGAGGCCGTTGCCGATGGCTATATCGCCCAGGACTTTGCCGAGGGTGGTGTTGCTCCAGCTGCGCTCGCGTTTGGTTTTCAGGCCCTTGCGCAGGTCTGCCGATCGAGCGCGGATGCTCAGCACATCCGGCGCGCCGCTGTGTTCGGTTTCGTCGACGGTATAGGTGCCTTTGTCCACCAGGCCGGTGTCGCTCCAACCCAGCCACAAGCGCAACACCGCGCCCTTGGGCGGGATAGCGAGTAGGCCGTCGTGGTCGCTGAGGGTGATGCTGAGTTGATCCGCCTCGACGCCGCGGTTGTCGGTCAGCTCCAGGCTCATCAGGCGCGGGCTGACCAGTTGCGCGATGTCCAGGCCGTCGACGGTGAGCCTGAAGGCCGGCACGGGATAGGCCGCGTCACGGACATACTGCTCGGCGGTGCTACGCACGTAGCCGGTGACTTTGGAGATTACCGATTCGATCACAGCAGGCCTCGCAGGATGTTGACGCCAGTACTGGTAGCCGCACCGAGCAGGTCGATGCGGTCGTCGTCGGTGCGCTTCAGGCTCAGGGTGAACTCGATGCGTCGTGGGGTGCCGTCGCTGAAAAAGATGGTCTTGGTCTCGCTCATGCTTTCGATCACCCACAGGCCGTAGATCCGGCCACTGCCTTCGACCATGGGCCAGGCCTTGCCGGTGTTTGCCATCAGGCGAAGCGAGTCGAGGCTGAGTGCAGTGCCGGCCAGTTCGGGGAAGAGGATGCCGGGGAGGTGATGGCGTCTTCGCCACGACCAACGAATTGCCGCGCGGGGGCTGCACCGATGCGGTTGTTGCTGGCGTGACGCCAATCGGTTTGCCGTTGCAGCTCTTGGTAAGCAGCGGTTCTGAGGCTGAACACGAACATGCCGAGGGCCATCATCATGGTTGTTATTCCAGGTCTGAGAGTTTGCTGCGCTGCCGCGCTTTCTTTTCGTTTTCGATGCGCGCCATGATGGCCCGCAAGCTCTTTTCCAGACTCAGCATGTCGGTGCCTGGTCCCGCCTGAATTGTGATTTGGTAGGTGTCGTGGCTGTCATAAACAGCTGCTGAGGGCGAACTACTGATGGGCGGCGTGTTATCTACGGCAAACGCCGGCATCGCGGTGGCGCCGAGGGCCAATGTGCCTGCGGCAGTCATCTGCTTGCTCATGCTGGTCAGTGCGTCCAGCGGGCCTTTCTGCCCTCCCTCAAGACCCTGAGTAAGCCCGGCCATAGTGAACCCGCCCAGCTCCGCAAATACCCGCGACGGGCTGTGGATGCCGAGTTTTTCCTTGAACCAACCAATGCTGGCATCCCCGATCGAGCCGATGGCGTCTTTGACGGCGCCGATTCCGGCCGTCAGCCCATTGATCAGGCCGTTGACGATCATGCCGCCGAACTCGGTGAAGCGGCCGGGCAGTTCGATGCCCAGGTAACTCATCACGCCGGCGAACGCTTGATACACCAAACCGAGTGGGCTGAAGTTGACCAGGGTGGTGATGATGCCGCCGATCCCACCATCGAAACCCGCTTTGATCTCGGTCCAGGCGTTAGCGAAGTAGTTCTTCACAGCATCCCAGTTTTTGTAGATCAGGTAGGCCCCGCCAGCGAGCGCGGCGACAATGGCAGCGATGATCAGAACGATTGGGTTCGCTGCCAGACCCCACAGGGCCACGCCTACGGTGCGCAGGGCGGTCAGCAGGGCGCCGCCCATTGTCGTGGCGACCATACGAACGCCCTGCGCAAACATCGGGAACGCATTGCGGGCCAGTCCGGTCAGCGTGGGCATCAACCGGCCGAGCATCTTGGTGAT